ATTAGTTGCACTATAATCATGTGCATACTCGTCATATGAAGTTCCTGAAGTCCAATCATATCTTGTTAGTCCGTGTGATACGTCTGATGTAGAAACCTTTTTCATTGCAATCATGTCTGCATATGAATCTATCTCCTCTCCAACTGCATTAGCAGGTGCTGGGGGGTTGTTCTCATCAGTCCAATCGAATGAACGTCCTATGAATATGTAACTCGATGAGGCACTCTCACCAAAGTCTTCCTTAAATTGTTTCGCATTGTGGATTCGAAACTTTTCCGTTATTATTGCTGCCATTTTCTTAATCTCCTCAGATTATTAAATTTCTTTAATACTATTTATAACACTACGCAGACTTTATATAAGAACTAAATGCAATATTAGACCTTAAATTTGGCACGTCTGAGTAGTAACTGGTCGTGTGTAAGGGAAAATAGGTATCTAAGTCTGAAATTCGTAACCCTTCGGGTTTAGATTCTTCACTCATAATGTTACCTGTTCCATTTTCTAAAATAAAATCATCATTATCTGTTTCGTCTTTTAGATAATATGATATATCGTAAATCTGTTGTCCTGTTATTGTATTTAGACTTCGTAAAGTCCCCCCTAATGGTGCATGACTTACAATTGAAGTCCTTTCCGTTGAGATATAATTATCTTGTATATCATCAAACGTTGCATCTTCCATTATGATTAAATCATTATCTTCCATGATTATCTTATCACCTATAATTTGACCACCTGCCTGTTCGGCAATACTTGGTTCTAAACCAAAGTGATAAACTTCTTCTTCAAATAAAAATCTTTTTCCGTTTTCTAATAAGAATACTTCGTCTTGTTGACTTCCCACTGATATTACTTTACCTTTATCGGAAGGTCTTCTCTCATTACTTCTAACCACGTAATCTTGGTCTGCAGAATCTAATGCAAGTACAGTTTCAAAAGTATCCGTTGTATCTTTTGTTATGGTTCCACCCATACCACTATGATGTCCACAATAGTAATAGAATGTACCTTCGTGTCCACTCTCTATTTTAACTTCAAGTGTGTCACCAATATCTCTTACACCCAATCTATACTCTGAACCACTACCATGTGTCCCGTCTGCAGTTGTAGATAATCTAAATGGGTGTGCAGTTGGATATACAAAGTGATAAGTGTGTCCTACTTTTAGACTTAGAGGTGCATTGTTCACTCCGTTTATTTGGAATACGTTTTGTGAACCATTATTTACAACACTCACTACGAATGTTTCTGCACCATTTCGTTGTTCTGTTCTTCTTGTTCTATATGAACTTGCAAGTGCAACTGATTTAATTCTGAAAATGTTTAAATGTCTACTTCTCATTTCCGAATCACCATATTCAGTGTTCGGTTCTGTTATTGCACCACCTGTTCTTGGGTCTGTATCGGGTGAAGGTATACTTTCGTTTTGTAGAACAACCAATGGGTCATTCATTTCTGCATCAGTAGTCCAAAGAAGTATTTGTCTCATTGAATTTGCAAATGCATTTGGTTGTGTTAAGACTGGTGCTTCGTGTATAACAATTGTTGGTCTAAATTTGATTTGTTCTACAATCTCATTATTGATTGTTTGTTTAATTGCAACCTCACCAAAGAATATGTGTCCAGCAGGGTGTAATAAATCCTTGACAACTGACCTGTATTTGTTTATACTCTCACCGACTTTGATTACGTATGAATGTGTTTGATAATATAAACTATCTTGTATGTTTGAGGCACTTGCATCTAGTGTAGACTTATCACCTAATAATTGTTCTTGTATTACACCTTCACCTGAGACTGTTCCTCTTGCTTGATATGGATTTGATTTTAAAATCTTAAATGAATCGGTGTTGTTATATGTTACAGTTTCTTCAGATAGGAAACACCCGTCTAATGAAGTGTATGTTAATATGTGTCTATCTGCATCGTATGAAACAACTTTTGCAGTCGTACCTGATACTCTTCCTGTTAATACTAAATCCTTTGTTAAGTTTGCACTTGGTGTAGTAATCAACATAGGGAAGTATGAGGTTGAACTTAGAACTCCGTTTTCTGTAAAGTTATGTCCTTGTTCTTGAATGTTTAGTGAACCAACTCCACCAATTGTATCTGAATATGCAAATAGTTTTGCACCTTCACCAGTTGATACTGTTGATTGGGTGTTTAGTTTTACAGTAGTAGAAGTTCCACCAGTGATTTCTTCACCACTTTGGAATGCACCTGTATCACTAGATAATCTTTTTATGATTAGACGTTTGTTTTTTGAATCATTTTTTAGAATTGTACCAGTTGCATTTGAATTTGTTCCAGTAACAACCTCACCTTCTATGTATCCTGTCGTATCTGTAAAGTAAAGATATCCGCCTGGGAATACTTTAGGAACTTGTGTATAACCAATACCACCCGACTTAATAAATACACTTCTAATCATTGAGTTAGTAGTTTCTAATTGAACTGGTTGTTCGTCTTCACTAAGTAATCTCATTTTCTTCGTGTAGATTTCAACCAACTCACCACCACTAAGTGCAACTGTAAAAGTAACTCTATCGTTTTTATGAGTATAATCGGTGACTGGTGTTTTTAGAATTCCGTCTATATACACTTCAACACTTTCGTCATTGAAAATGATTTGGTTACCATTGTCATCTGCACCAGTGAAAAGTGTTTGTCCAGCAATTGCTTTAATTTCATACTGACCCCAAACTGTTGCACCTTCTAATATGATTTCGTCCCCTACGGAACCAAGCATAGCCTCTGCACCACTTCCTCTACTATTGGATTCAAAGACTACAAGGTCACCACCTTTATATCCTGTTCCACCATCTTCAATATAGATATGGTCAACCTGACCTTCTAATAGACCATTGACGACTGATTTTGAAGTGGTTGCACCACTGTTTCCTTTACCACCTGAGAAATTGATTGAATCGTTTAATGAATATAGAGAACCTACATTCGACTGTTCTAATAGTATACCACTTTCGTCTTCAAATAGCAAGTCTCCGTCATCGTCATGTTGAATATAAGTAGAAGAGGTGTCTGCATTGATATCTGAAATGATACCTTTCAATGTTCCTGTTGCAGTAGTAATTCCGTCTCTATCTTTTAATGTAACTTGTTGGTCTCTTAAGAATGTACCTTGGTGATTATCTGTAATCTCTAATGAGTATTCACCTGTTGCAGTGTTTATTGGAAATACGTTTTCAACAATTGATTCTGCTTGTATTCTATTGTCTGAAGTAAATTGAGTTATCTTATCTGTTGAACTTGGTGCAATTCTTAAGTCTGACATCAAAACATTTACTCTTCTCTTCTGAGAGTAATCTGATTCTGATGCATAAATTGTTTCGTTGTCGGGATATCTAATCTCTGCATCTTCGTTATAAAGAATCCTCATTAAGAATTTTAATGATTCTGCAGTTCCCTTTTCTTTGTATAAATCTGATATACCTTTAATCGTTAACCTTTTGTTTTGTGTTTGTTTAAGGTCTAACGAAGGTAAAAAATCTGTTTGGAAATGTTGTAGAAAGTCTTCAGAAGTTTTATCAATATCTGAATAATTTAATATTTTATTATTAGCAGCTATAGTATTTTCTTTATAACCACTAACTGTTCCTGTTTGGTTTGATTCTCTTCCAGTAATAGTCTCTCCCTCTGAGAAACCAAATCCTTCTATTGAGGATACGTAAATTTGTAATCCATTTATGGAAGTAATCTTTGCAACTGACTTTGATACTGAACCAACTACATACTCACCCACTATCCATGGGTCGGCAGTTGCAGTAGGGTTTGCACCCGTTGATTCGTATATTAGTTTTGATGTCTCTGCATCAGGAGATGGTTTGACAGTCTGAGGTTCTGCTAAAATAGACCCCAAACTGTCTTCCATCAAGATTCCGTCTAGTTGACTTTGGGAAGATAGAGTAACTATCTCCGATTCCAAATATTCGAAATACGACTTTAAGAATAATTCAAATACGGGTGCCTCTTCCTGAATGTATTCAGGCAATAATGAGGTTAACCTATCTGATAATTTTTCTATCTTAAAATCGTTAGACATAATCTTAGCTTAATGTAGCACCTAGGCTTGAAACTGGGAACCAGTTTGTACCATTCCAAATACAAACGACTGCTTCACCTTGTGCATCAAGAATGATTTGGTCTGTTGTATCTGCTGAGTAACCCCAAGATGAAACAGTAACCTCTGCTTGTGCAGAAGAACTATCTGTCTTGTAAATTACTTTTAACTGACCAACGTCTGTTCCGTTATCTAACACGAACTCAACTGCTGAAGAACCACTTAATGTGATTTCACTAGCAAAAGAACTTGCAAGGTTGGACGCAGTTGCAGTTAATACTGTTATATCATCAACTGCTAAATGAGTTGGGATATTTTCGAATAACTGACCAATGGTCATTTTTTTGTTGACGGGTGTTCCGCCTGGGTTATCTACTATGTGTAGTAAATCATCAGCACCTATATCTGTATCAGATACCTGTGTTAATGCGCTTATTTTTTTATCTGCCATTCTCTTTTCCTCCTATAATCCAATTGAATGGGAAACTACTCGGGGGACTCCCGACCACTTGTTTCATTAGTTATTTAATATGAACTGGTTGAGGTAGAAGTATACCCTACACCAGCACTGCTTTCACCACTACTAATGGTGTCTACTTCAGCAGTTACCTTAATATCTTCAGAAGAAATGTCTACTAGATTACCTCTAGTTGCAACGACATCATTTCCTGAAGGGATAACAGTGAAGTCAATCGATGAATCAGTATTAACTGTTGAGGTAATATTGATGGCATTGATTGTAATCTTTCCTGTAGAATAGTCAACTGTTCCAGCAGAACTATCCTGATATATTCTTGTTGACCCTGATAGGTAATATCTTCTTAAACTACCTTTTCCGTCATCGTCAAAATAATTGATATTGACTGAGTCACCTTGAATGTAAAAACCTGTTGAGGTTGTTATACCTCCACTATCCATGTTGTGTCCTGAATGTGGATTGTATAATGCATTACCAAAAGTTACTGAATAACCTTTGGTCTCACCTACTTTAACTTGACCTCTTTTTCTTAATCTAATGTTACATGTGTTGGATAGTATTGCAGTGTTACTATCGTCAACTGATTTTAATAAGTTTGAATGTCTGAATATTGAATCAAAATTCTTTAGGTTGTCTGTATCAAACTTTTGAATTGCACTGGTTACGACTGCTTCTAACTCACCGATTGATAAGTCTGTATTATTCTCATTGTATTTGAATACACAAGATATTAGAATCTTAACAATCTCTGCATCTATTATCTTTGGTCTAACAGTTAACATATTTAAATCGTTTAACTTCTTTGTAACCAATGTCTTTTCTGTATCTGATAGATAGTCTGAGTTTTGTGGTTTAAGTGCAACAAACACTTTACCATATTCGGGTGGGTCATTATCTTCCCCTCCCCATACTGCAACTGCGTCTGCATTCGGATAATACTCTTGCACTTTTGCTTTATAGTCGTTAAGTGTAACTAATCTATTTTGTGAAGTGTAAAACTTTGTTGCTTTGAACTTGATTGATTCGATTGATTCTTTCTCTGAACCACCACTAGCAGGAGTAACGTTTGTGACTGTATGATTTGTAAAACCATTTATAGTTCCATTAAGTGTATACTGAGTAGCACCATTTGCATGTGTATCATTAACTATAATATAAGTTACGTCAATAATGTCTCCGTCTAATAATGATTTACCTAATGTTCCGTCTCCAAAATAAATCTCTACATATCCTTCTTCGTTCTCTTGTGCATAGTAGACTTTTGATTCGGTTGTGATATTTGATATACCTGTTGAAAGTGCATAAGTTTCTGTCACTCCATTTGAAGTTACACTTACTATCATTCTTCCTTTGTCTACTCTTTCGTTAGACAATACAAACTTTGGATTTGCAAGTTGACTGTCAAAGATAAATGAATCACTTGCATAGACACCTTGAACAAGTTCTATGTCATTGTAGTTATATGAAGTTCCGTTTTGTGTTGGTCTTTTAGTTGTTGTGACTACAAAGTTATATGAACTTCCGTCATAGACTGTTATGAAATTTGTTCCACGTGGAAGTTGCATATCTGTAGTTGTTGGTGCAGTTCCGTCTGCATTCCTAACATTTTTCATTTCTAAGTTTATGAATGCACTTGAAGATGTTTCAGAAGAAGGAACGAATCCTAAATCTTTTGCACGTGATACAACGTTCTTTCTGATTTGTGCAGAATCTAAGAATAATTCTGAGGCTGCAATGTTAGTGTTTACTGCACCGATATGAGATGCATATGCAAGTAAGTCAATAAGAACTGACATACTTGAACCTTCAAAGTTATAATCCTTGAATTGGTCTTGTCCTTTAAGATAGTTCTTTAAGTTATCTGATATATTCTCAAAGTCTAAATCGGTTATGTTTAATTGTGAACTTTTTACTGCCATTATCGTGTCCTTGTAACTTTTATTTCAACCTCTTGATTTGGTCGTCCATTTTTTATGTTATATGCTACAGTCATGTTTACACTATTATTATCTGTATCAGTCATTACAACTACAACATTATCTACCCTAGGTTCTAACTGCATTATCTCTTTTGCAAGAGTTGTTTTTACTCTGTTTATTTGTCTATCAGTATTAAGTTCAAATAGTAACTGTCTAATTGACCCACCAAAGTTTGGTTTAAAAGGTCTCTCAAACTTATTAGTTAATACTATATTTCTAACAGACCTCTTGATTGCGTCTGTATCGGTCTTCTTTACAACGTCACCAGTAATAGGGTGTTTACGAAAGAATAAATCTAAATCCGAATAGATATCTTTCGTTGCAACTGTCTTTCCGTTATTTACTAAGTCTACCATATATCTATTTATACAAACTAATCGGGTTTCTTTGTCTTACCAGCAGAAGAACCTGAAGTAATTGTATGTGTATGTTTAGAAAGTTTAGGTGCATTACCTTTCTTAGTTTGAATCTCTCCGTCTGCAACTATAGAACTTTCATTTGTTTGTTTACCAGTGACATGAAGTGTCCCTGTAATTGTTGTGTTTGATATAATTTCTGTTGTATTATTACCAGTTACAGTAATCTTACCTTCTGATAATACGTCTGTTGTTCCTTTGAGGATATCTGCTTTTAGATTTCCCTCTGTAATCTCTGAAGTGACATTACCTTTTAACACTTTCATATCTACATTACCAGTGTTAACATTGATTGTCACGTTTCCTTTCTCTACTGTTAAGTCTGCGTTTCCAGCAATATAAATCTTATCGTCCTTTGCAACTATCTGATAATTATCATTTACGATTCGTTGCACTACACTTCCATCAGGGTGAACTTCCTGAAACGTTCCTGACCTATGATAAGTTGAAAGTCTTTCTTTACCAAGTGTATCGTCCACTTCAATAACATGACCTGACTCTGATTGATACACTTTGTTATATGGATATACTGGTTGTGCAACTGAGTCGGGGAAAGTGTGTCCTTCTATTTCAATCTTCTTATCTAATACAGAATCACCACGTGCAAGGCTTGACACATCAGAAGAATCGGTGTATAATGGGTAGTAGGGTAACATATCTTCAGTTACTTCTAACTCTTCAATAGTAGAACCACTTGCATCGTAATTGATTTTTAATTCTTTTGGTGTTTTGGGTGCAGTGTCTAAGGCACTTGTAAGTCCATGAGTTCTACGTGAGTCTTGTTCGGGATTTGCTTGGTCGGGTGTTCCTTCATAATCTGCAACTGTTAATCTTCTTGGGTCATTAAATCCTTTATCCACACTTCTTGATTGTGGATTACCCAATGCATCAACTCTATATCCTACTTGTGGAATACCAGTAGATACACCAGTGACAACTGGGTCTTGACATGCACTGTCTCTAAAGAATCCAAAGACTGTTGAACCTTCCACTAAACCATGTTGTGTTCCTAAACCCGAAAGACCAGCAGAAGTTGTTGGAAGTATAACTTGAGCCCATGGTAAATCGGGTGTTGCAATATTTAATTTACTATCTGTATGAGACCCATGTATACGAACACGAACCCTTCCAATCTTTAGAGGGTCATGTCTGTCTTCTACTATTCCAAAAAATGTTTTCATTATACTATCTTCGGCCCTTCTGCATCTTCTAATGGTTTTGCTTTTGCAATATCTTTTGCATAACTTTCTTTAACACATTCTAAATTCAGTTCACCTTCTTTATCGGGTACGTTTAAAATAACAGAAAGGTCTGTAATTAGATATCTATTATCATTAAGTTCGTCTTCTCTACCTGAACCCGATTCAGGTTGTGGTATATCAAGTTTAATTACAGTTCCTACTGTTAAGTCTGTTCTCATAGGTATGGTGACAATGATTCTATGTTGTTGTAGTGTTTCTAATAATGCACGTCTTTCTAATTTTGCATTGTCTTCGTATTTCAATCCTGAAAAGGTTTCAGGTGAGTCTACTGTTGTCTCATTATCAAATAGGTGTGTTGTAGTGTAATCAGATTCTACAATACTGTCAAACTCTTTGTTTGGTGATAAGTCAATATCAACTTCGGTTACTGCTGGTGATTGTGTATCGTCAATCATATTCTCTGTAGTAAGTGTCTTCTCAAACTCACCCGTTCTAATCATTGGGAATCCCGATAGGTGTTTACCACGTTTCATTGTTTGGTCTAAGTCATATACAAATTCTTGTTCTTGTTTCTTAACTGGGTCATATACTTTTTGTAATGAACCATATGCACCACCAACTGTTCCTCTAAGTGTATCAAATTGTTGTGGTTTGTAATATGTTTTTATCATAGAGTTTAAACCACCCTCTGCATTTAAGTCTATAGTTTCAGTTCCTAAATCACCACTTCTTGGTTTGAATGAAAAGTTTATTGGAAACTCTCTACCCATCATAGTGTCAATAGAACTAAATCTAAATCCACCATTAAGTGTTTGATAGAAGAACATACCATTCTTCCATTCTGCATCGTCACCAATGTTTGATTCTGTGACAACGTAATCTACAAACTTTGCAACTGTCCAGTTAGGACATATAAATTGTAAATTCTTTGGTTCTGTTTCTTCAAATGCATCGAACTCAGCAGGTTTTATATTTGCTTCTTCTATCAATGCATTCTGTAACATTCTGTCATAAGAACCTCTCATGACTTTACTTAATCTTCTTCTTCTCACAAAGAACATTCTTGGGTCACAAAAATTCAACTTATATACTTGTGTTCCTTCTTTTGCTCTTTTGATATCTGATACTTTATAGATTCTAAATGTTTTATCGATTGTGAATTTCTTTTCGGGTTCTTGATTAAGACCTTCTTTTTGTTTTAGAGATACACGAATAAACTCTTGACCACTAAGACGATAGTTGGATAAAATATTAAGTCCGTCTAAGAGAATTATGTTACCCGTGCAAAACTTATTATAGATAGACTCAAAGAGTTCTATAGTCAAAGTCAAATCGGTTACATCGATTGATTCACTTTCTTGGTTTACAATCGATAATGATTCAATTGAAAACTCACCTGCTTTAAAGTTTCCACTCATGATGACATTACTTTACCAAATTCTGCAACTACCCTTTTTATGAATTCAGGTTTTATAACCTTTATGTTTCTTTTAACTTCGTTTAGTTCCCATTCATTATCATAAATTGTTTTTTCATACATACCATTTGTAAAGGTATTGGATTTGTTTCCGTCTGAATCATGGTAATAAGCAGCTCCGTCTTCCATGTTGATACCATTTTTTACAGTACATGAATGATTACTGATAGAACCAGTTATAACTTCGTTTGCTTCAAACCTATCACCCTCAGTTCCTATTCTTGAAAAGTTAGGTTCTACACTCGTTACCTTTGCACTTATTGTTTTACCACCTCTTAAACATGAAACTGTTTCACCTAAAAGAAACTTACTGGTTGCACTTACGATATCTGATTTGTTATATGTCGTTACGTAATATCCACCATAATGTGTATCAATGTAATTCTCAAAAGTTTCATTATCTTTCCACCAGTCGTAATAGTTATTGAAGTCGTTTACTAAAAAGAATGTCCAGTGTAAATCACTGTCACCATATAAATTAGTTGCAACTACATCAGGTCTATCTCCTTCTTGTAATTCAAAGAAGTCGTATTCTATAATACTGTTAACTGCAGATTGGTCTACCTTAGATTTCCTAAAGAAATCTTTTATGGTAATAACTTTACCACTATCTAAAGTGTATTGAATCTCGGGAAAGTTTTTAAAAAATTTAGTTGCCATTATCTACCACTCCTGCTTGAAGTCTTTCCATCATCACCATTCCACCAATCTCTCCAACGTTTCCTTCTCGCAGCTCTTCTCTTCTGTCTACGTTCTTTTCTCTTTGTCCTTTTTGAAACTTTCTCTTTCTGTTCTTGATTCTTCTCAAAGTTCTTACCAGCATTAGTTCCCAATAATGATTCATTACCTGACCCAATATTAACAGCACGTGATGATTTAGATATTTGTTGGAATGTCTCTTGAGTAACAATTTTGATTTCTGTAAATTTCAAACCCATAGTTGTAGATACTGGATATCCGTCTTCAAACATCTTAGTTGAATGAGCAACGTCCACACCAGTTAGAACACATGGTAAGAAATCATCATAGTGTTCTGCAATAAGACCTTCGTATGTTATGTCAAAAAGATTTGGATAATTGAAATAGGATTCTGCAGCTCCTTCTTTTTCAGCAGCTCCATAAGTGTCGGGTAACATTGCAGTCTTAAATGTCCATATGATATCTTCAACTGCTCTTGCTTCGTCTTGGTTTTTAGGATAGAATTCATAATCAAAACTATGACTTCTAAAATCCACACCCTCAAACATTTGTTCTTCCATAGGGTTCTTTGCCTTACCATACATGAAGTTAGATACTCCACCCGTGACACTATCTGCAAGTTTGGTTAATCCACTTTGAACCATTTCTTCGAATGCACTACCGAATTGTGCAGTTCCGTCTGCAATACCAGCGGCATTTCTAATATTTGCACCAACTGCTATGGTACTCCATTTAACGTCTTGACTGAAATCTAATTCTGCAGGCACGTATAATGCAACTGCAACACTTTCATTTGATAATAGGTTCTTTCCATTATCACTACCACCACCTCCACCAAACATTCCAACTCCCTTACCTTCTCTTCTCTTTCTTGGTCTTGTTGTAAATACAATATAAGAGTCAAGTGACTCTATAGGATATTGTAAGTCTCTAGTTATGGTTAAAGGTACTTCTCTCGCAGCTTGTCTTGCAACGTTTGATGCATCTTGGTTTTTTTGCAACGAGGCAC